AACAGGATCACGGTGGGACCTTAGTCTACGTAAGAAGATACTTATTGTAGATGATATTAACGATACTGGTGCTACATTTAATTGGATTAAAAAAGATTGGGAAAGTGGTTGTTATCCTGATAACGAAAGTTGGAATACAGTTTGGGGAGAAACAGTAAAGTTTGCTGTACTTACTGAAAATCTTGCTAGTGAGTTTGATCATACAAATTTTTATGCACACGAGATTAATAAAGCAGAAGATGACGTTTGGTTAGTATATCCGTGGGAAGCTGTTGGAAAATACGAATGACAGTACAAGATCAACGAAATTACATAGCATCTTTAGAAAAAAGTGTTAATGAAGAAATACTCCAATTAAAAAAGATGCAGGAAGTAAATGCTAAATTTTTAGATATGCAACCTATTAAAGAAAGTATATTTAGGAAACAACGACAAATTGCAAAATTAGCTAAGGAAATTAAAAATGGACTTTAAAGATGTACCGTGGACTCAAGTATTAATTGATACCAAGGAGTTTACTGTATATAAAGATGGGTATCCAGTAACAGAAGGACATGTTCTTTTTGTTCCTAAACAAGAAAACTGGCAGGGCCTCACTAAATGCTTTGAAGCAGCATATAAATGGGGATATGATTGGGTTGAACGTGGCTATTGTGATGCGTTCAACATAGGACAGAACGTTGGAATAGCAGCAGGTCAAACTGTTGAATATGCTCACGTTCATTTAATTCCGCGTCGAGAAGGAGATATGGAAGATCCTCGAGGTGGAGTAAGACATGTGATACCAAGCAAAGGCAATTATCGTAAAGATCAAGGTAAGCTGGACGAGGCTTGGGATACACAGGTAACACGTCAATGCAACTTTGACTTTTAACCCAAACTGGAGATAGGAAATGAATTTGAAGGAACAACTTGTAAAAGCGGCACGAATGCATGCCGAAGGAGAGCTTGAAAGAGCTAAAACTAATATTATGGTATATATGAATAATGCTACTGGTATTGGTGAACATAGTGACATTGTAGAAGCCATACAGGAAGAACTTGATAAAATGGCTCATGCAGAAGATCGTATTGAAATGTTAGAAAAATATTTTAGTACTTGACAAGAACCTAAATACAATGTATAATGTAAGTTATATTGTACATTGTATTTGGCAATCCACTGCCTAAACATCGGAGAATAAATTGAGTAAAACAGAACAAATTAAACTAAAATTAGAAGAAGCAGGCATCCGCTATTGGGCGGGTGATAACATCAGTGCAGTACTACAAGCTGGTGACAAAGAAGAACTTATTGACGAAGCATCTATTGCTTTCGAAGGTGTATTAGACGCACTATTAATTGACAGATTTAACGACCCTAATAGTAAAGGTACAGCAAGACGTCTTGCTAAAATGTACTTTACTGAAATTATGACAGGACGTTACGATGCTGCACCTAGTGCAACAGCATTTCCAAATGATAGTGATGAACGTTATGAAGGTATGCTAGTAGTACGTAGTGAACTAAAGAGTATGTGTTCACATCATCATCAGCCAGTAGCAGGCGTTGCATACATAGGCATTATTGCTGCAGATAAACTAATTGGGCTTAGTAAGTACACACGTATTGCACAATGGTGTGCTAGGCGTGGTACGTTACAAGAAGAACTTGCAAATGATATTGCTCGTGAAATACAACTAGCAACTAATGCAGAACACCTAGGTGTTTACATTCAAGCAACACACGGTTGTTGTGAGAACAGAGGCATTATGGCAACTAGTAGTCTTACACAAACAACAGTGCTTAAAGGTGCATTTAAAGATGATGCAGGCACTAAGAAAGAGTTCTTTGATAACATTAAATTACAACAGGAGTTTGCACGATGAAACTACGTTATAGCGAAGCGTTTTATAGCGTACAAGGTGAAGGTAAGTTTGTAGGAGTACCTAGTGTATTCCTACGTACATTTGGTTGTAACTTCCGTTGCATGAACTTTGGTCTTGATAACGAACCTAGTCGTGCAGAAAAGCACGAACAGGGTATTAAGCATAACGCAGAAGTTATGAATCTTATTGCTACTAACGTACATAAAGATACAAAAGAATTTAATGACTTACCTATTATTCATACTGGCTGTGATACATACGCAAGTATCTATCCTGAGTTTAAACACTTTAACAGACAAGCTGAAGTTGAAGAAGTAGTAGAACATTTACTATCATTACTTCCAGAAGGTAAGTGGACTATGAAGAATGGGCAAGATGTCCATTTAATTTTAACGGGTGGAGAACCGTTGCTTGCATGGCAACGTCTATACGTAGAATTGTTCGAACACCCACGTATGCAGGATTTAAAAAATGTTACATTTGAAACAAACACTACGCAACACTTACACGACGAGTTCTTTAATTATCTCAATGATCAGGACAGAATTCAAGTCACATGGAGTTGTAGCCCTAAGCTCTCCGTTAGTGGAGAATCTTGGGAAGACGCTATTAAGCCTGGTGTTGCTCATGAGTATTCCCTTGTTACTGATAGTGACATTTATCTTAAATTTGTTGTTGCTACTCGTGCAGATATTGATGAAGCTGGGAAAGCTGTTGCTGAGTATCGCAGCACCGGGCTCCAGTGTCCGGTATATCTTATGCCGATGGGAGGACGGTCGGAAGAGTATAATCTTAATGTTAAAGAAGTTGCTAACATCTGTATGGAAAAAGGCTGGCGATTCACCCCAAGACTACACATTTCACTCTTCGGAAATGCGTGGGGAACTTAAAAATAGTAAACAGTTGCAGACTGCAATGAAAAAACCAGTTAAAAAAAAGCCATTAGATGATGAACTAAGAGAAAAGGGATTGATATGAATAAAGTAAAAGATTGGTTTAATAAAGCAGTAGGCAAGAAGCCTGAGCCTACTACTAAACCTAAAAAACAAACAAATGAAGAAGTTAGACGAAAGACTTTAGATCTCGAAAAGGAAGCAGCAACTAAGGCTGGCGAACCTTGGGTTTCAGTTATTGATACACAAATTAATCCTAAAGATATTAAGAACGGATTCTTTGAACTCGATTGGAACAATGAATTTATTGAACAACTTCTTGATGCAGGATATAGCGGTGAAACTAACGAACAAATTGTTGACGCATGGTTTAAAACTATTGTTATACAAATGCTTGAAGAAGAAGGACAGACGACTGATAGAGGTATGGGTCATATTAAAGTTGTTCCGCTTGATAAGGATAAGTCAGAAGTTAGTTGACAAAAATAGATTTATATGTTATAATAATATTATTATAATTAAAAAGGCAAACTTATGAGCACATACATTCTAGTTGATACAGCAAATACTTTCTTTAGAGCAAGACACGTAATACGTGGAGATCTTGATACTAAAGTTGGTATGGCATTACATATAACACTTAATAGTGTTAAGAAAGCATGGAATGACTTTAATGCAGATCATGTTGTGTTTTGCTTAGAAGGCCGTAGCTGGCGCAAAGACTATTACGAGCCTTACAAACGTAATAGAAAAGTTGCTCGTGATGCACTAACAGAATCGCAACAAGAAGAAGATAAAGTATTCTGGGAAATATTTGATGAGTTTAAAGATTTTGTAACTACAAAGACTAACTGTACTGTTATGCAACATCCGCAGCTTGAAGCAGATGATTTAATTGCAGGTTGGACACAATCACACCCTAACGATCATTGTGTTATTATTAGTACTGATGGCGACTTTGCACAACTTGTTAGTCCTAATGTAACACAGTACAACGGTGTTAGTAATACTATTATTGCACATGATGGATACTTTGACGATAAGAAGAGACAGCCTATTATTGATAAAAAGACTAAAGAAATAAAGCCTGCTCCGCACCCCGAGTTTATGTTATTTGAAAAGTGCATGCGAGGCGACACAAGTGATAACGTGTTTAGTGCATATCCAGGTGTCCGTAAAAAAGGCACTAAGAACAAAGTAGGCTTAATTGAAGCGTTTGACGATAAACTTACAAAAGGCTATAACTGGAATAACATGATGCTACAGCGGTGGATAGATCATGAAGGCGTAGAACACCGTGTGTTAGATGACTACAATCGCAATGTTACACTGTGCGATCTTACTGCTCAGCCTGGCGATATTAGAAGTATTATTAATGATGTAATTGAAGATCATATGGTTGCTAAAGATATTACACAAGTAGGTATGAGACTAATGAAATTTTGTGCAAAATGGGATATGCAGCGAGTTGCAGATCAAGCGTCTTATTTTGCTGAACCCCTTAATGCGAGGTACCCCGAATGACAATAAAAGCAAAAGAAGTACTAGATGGCAAATTTTGGATTGTTGAAGATGAAGGTGTTAATATTGGTACACTATCCTTTGATGATGAAAAGTATATGCTAAACGACACATCTGGTAAATGTGTAATTTTTAATAACGAACAACAAGTAGCAAAGAACTTTGGTAGTAAGATCCAGTGGTCTAAATTAAACATTACTGAAACTGTACCTGTAGAAAGGTTAGTACACGGTATGCCTACAAGTTGCACTCCGTACAGTCCTATATATGATGTAGTACGTAAATTGCCAATGTTTAGCAAATCAAATAAATCTAAAAGTTTATATTGTGCTGGATACTTTATAATTCGATTTGATAAGGGCTGGGTTAAAAGTTTTTGTCCTAAGTTAATTACTATCGAACGGTATGAATGTAAAGGCCCGTTTAGAACAGAAATAGAAATGCGAACGGAGTTATCACGTGTCAACAACAACTGAGCCGTTAAACACTAGTGCTATTCAAAACTTTATTCAAATAGTAAAATCCGCTGAAGGTTCTAATGCTAAGGAAGTTAGACTTCCTATTGCACAAGCAAAGAATCTTGCATTTACTCTTGGTATTACAATGGCTCGATTACACGGAGATTTAGAAAAACTTGTAAAAGAAAGTAGATCAAATACTGAGGAAGTAATTGAAGTGAACATGAATATGGGCGGCAAGTGGTAAACATTTAAAATGAACAGTGTAGGAGTACTACTAAGTGGAGCTGGCTCTAATTTAACTGCAATGATTAACAACGGCATTGATGTTAAATTTGTTGTATCAAATAAACAACATGCATACGGGTTAGATATTGCCGAAGAAG